GAAGAAAGTTTTTTATTATAAAAAGTTCCTTTGAAGCAGGAGATATTGAAGAATTGAGGTGGTTGCTAAAGGATTCTGGAGCAACTAAGCAAGAATTTGGTGATGAATATAAGAAACAGAAGCAATCTTGATTGTATTTTTAAACAAAAAAAGGTGTTGGAACTTAATCTAACACCTTTTTTATTTACTAGTAATTATTATTTCCTAATCTTCAACCTCTTTTTGACATTTACTGTCTTGTTGTTGATTGTTGTTGACTTGATGAGGGCGTTTTCGAACTCATTAAATTGGAATCGAGAATCATTACTCATCACTTTGATTAACTTATCAAGTTTAGTTGCAACAATTGAACTCTCTTGTGCTTTCATTGCCTTCTGAACATCATTCTTATCTCCTTGAGCATTAGAAACAACACTTTGCATTACAACACTTTGAGGAAGGTTTTTTGCATCTGTGAAAGTTGATACTAGAGTTTCATTTGAAATTCCACCTAGCTTCTGATTTAATTCTGTAGGTAAAATTCTTTCCCCAACATTAACCATAGCTAATTGACCATCAATACCAGAATGTATCTTAGTTCCATAAGAACTTGACACACTTTCTGTTCCAAAACTATCAGTTCCAGTTGCGAATTTTGGAAGAGAAGAGATAAATGAAGTTAACTGGCTTATTGAACCAATTGTGTTTATAAGTGCTTCTCCAGAGTTTTCTCCACCACTAAGGCCATTATTAAATGATTTAAGAGTTGCAATCAAAAGCTCTCTGTTTTGCTGTTTTTCCTGCTCTTTTTCTTTTTCAGCTTCCAATAATGCTTCCTCTTTACGTAATGCACTTAGGCTTGCTCCAGCTTCAGCATTCCCTGACTCAATTAAAGCCAATAGTGTTGCCTCACGTTTCTGAACTGCACTTAATTCCTTATCAATACCTTCAATTTCTTTTTTAGACCTCTCTTTTAAGTATCCATCAATAAAATCTAAGATTGAATCTAGGTTATCTTTTAAGTTTTCCTTTTGGTTTTTACCATCACCTTCCAATGATTTTGTTACTTTTTGAGAACCTTCAATTAACTCTTCATTCTTCTCACTTTCACCCTCTAATTCCAACTCAAGCAACTCTTTCTTGATTTCGAGTCGCCTCTTAGAGCCTTCCTCTGTCAATTCAAGCTCTTTTTTCAAAGATACAATCTTAGCATCTCTTCTTTCATCATCAGCTTTCTCTCCTATATTTGTTATTTCACCTTCAATTCTCTCAATCTCATCTCTAAGTTTCTCCTTTTGTTCGATTGTGAAATTCGAAACATCGGTTGCTAATAACTTCTCAAGCTCTGCATTTAGTCTCTTGGTATCTAGTATTTCTTTTTCAAGAATTAAGATTTCAGAAGCAAGAAGCTCTTGGTCACGTTGTTCTTCATTTATATCTTTTTCAATATCAACTTGCTCTTGCTTTATATTAAACTGTTCTAATAATATATCAGCAAGTGATGCGTTTATTCTTTCAGCTAATAATAGATTCTCAATCTGATCTGCAAATGCAACACTATCTTTTGAATTCAATAGGTCTTTTATATCACTTTCTTCCAATAAGAATTGATTCTTCTTTTTAGCTATTTCGGCAGCAGAAGCATTAGCTAATTTCAAGTTTTCCAATTCAGTAGCACGATTTTGCTTTTGAACCTCAACAATATTACTTATTTGTGCATCAAAATTCTTCTCATTAATCTCTTGAATTCTTTTCTGAGCATCTAACTTTGCTTCTAGAGATAAGTTTTCATTTGAAATGATTAATAAATTCTGTTGCAACAATGCTTCATTAAACTTCTCAAGATTGTCAAATCTCAGTTCAGCAGAATCTAAACGGAGAGTGTTAATTTCTCTGTTGTTTTCGATTTGGTTGTCCAATAACTCATTTTCAACATCTTGCAATTCAATTAAGTTTTCAGTTTGTTGATCTAATAATTCAGAAGAAACAAATTTTCTTAATTTTGCATTATTATTTATGTTATTTATTTCAGCATCACTAAACTTTTGGTTAATATTGTTCTCAATCAACTTTCTTCTAATGGTATCATTGGTCAATTTCAATTCATCTTTGGCTACTTTTATTGAGCTTTCACCAATTGATTGGTCTATTTTTCTAATAGATTCAGAAATAGCTAACCTTTCTGTTAAAGAAACACTTTCAGCATCTCTAAGAGCACTTAATCTTTCTCTAAGACCCCTTTCAACTGTTAAAGTTTTCTGTAGTTCACGACCTAATACTAACTTTTCTTTTTCATTAGCAATGAATTTAGCATTTTCTTCTCTTGCCTTTTTTATTGTTTCAAAAAAACCATTAGTAGCTCTTTCTAAGTCTTCTGCTGACTGACCATCAAGCTCTTTTATCTGTTTATCCAATTGGGCTACTTCTTCATTTGTTGCCTTTAAACTTCCAGAAACAGAATCGAAACTGATACCTATTCTTTTAAGAAAAGGACTGTCTGCAGCACTTAGTAAAGTAGCTTTGAATTCAAGTATGTCCTTTTTAGCACCTAAGAAAGCAGACTTAAAATCTTTGATTAAGAAATTTGCTAGAGCACCAACCCTATTTACTACAATTGAAATTACAGATTGAATGTCAGCTAGAACCACTTTAAATGTTTCAGCTCCCTCAGATGTCTGGCTCCACGAACTAATTAAAGAAGCAAGCACAGTTACAATTGCACCAATAATAGATTTTTTAAATGAATTATTCAAATCTTCATTTGCTTGTTCAGCATTTTCTGTAGCTTTTGTTAAATCATCTTTCGATTCAGCATTACTTTCTGTTTCTTTTGTGTTTTTCTTAGTAAGAAATGTAGCAACAGTCATAATAGTGTTGTAAATCTCCATCTCTTTACTTAAACTATCTTGAGATTCAAGAAAACTACGAATAGATTCTTCATATTTTCCAACATTAAATTTTGCCTTAGTCTGAGTATCAGAATTTTCTTCAATAATGTCAGTGTTTGTGTCAATTAAAGCATTTAATCTTTCAATATCAGCAGCCTGATCATCAATATTCAACCCATCAACAGCCAATCTCAACTGTTTATTGGCATCTTTTAACTGTTTTTTACTTTTGATTAAACCCTGTGCTATTTCAGTCTCAATTTTTAAAGACTTGTTGTACGCATCTTGACTCTTTTTTGTGTCCTTAATTTCTTTGTCAAGTTTTTTTATTTCATCTTTATTGTTGATTATTTCAACACTTAATGCTTTGTATTGCTCAACACCTTCAGCGGTTTCAAGATTAAGGCTATTTATTTGCTTTGTAAGAGCTTTATTTCTCTTAGTCAAAGAATCAACAGACTTTATAGTTTTCTCTTGAAGAGCGAGCTCCTGCTTAACATCATCAACAAGTTTCTTTTTTTCTTCTCTTTTTTTTATTTCAGTCTTTAGTAACTCTTTTTTTACAGTTCTTTCTTTTTCAGACAGAGATATTCCATTTTCAATTAACTTTTGTAGTTGTTTCTCTGTTTCCTCAAGGTTTTGTAGTTCTTTATTGAACTCATTATAACTTTTGGTTGAAGTGTCTAAGTTTAATTTCTTAATGTTTTCTTCAGACATCTTAGCCAATTCACCTAAGCTTTGTTTCAGCTTTTCGTTTTCTTCAATTAAAGACTGAGTTGCACCCAAACTTTTATTTAGGAAATCTTCATATTTCAAATCTGCCATAATTTATCTATTTATTGTTATTTTTATATTGGCTTTTTAATGTTTTTAAGTAATTATAAAATCTATAAGTAGAACATTCTTCTTCACTGATTTGGAAGTTGTAATTAAATTCCAGATGTGAGATATATTCTCCCAATGCTAGGTCATCAGAATTGTCATCCACCGAAGTTTCACTTTCTGCGTTTCTTTGTTTTGACATCTCCATGAACATTTTATTATTTGGTGTAGGTTTTTTTATATACTTAGACAAAGCCTTAGCATATTTGAATTTACTTTCCATTTCACTAATTGCAGTCTGAGACCTCTTGAATAGTAGGTAATAGCTGTCCATTAATAAAAAATAAGCATTTTCTATTTCTTTTTCTGTTGGGAAAAAAGAACCCTTCTCTTTTACGATAGAAATTAAGTCACCTTTTTGTATTTCCCAAAACATTTTTATAGGAGTGTTTCTTATATCATCATAAAAAACATTTTCTAATGGCTTGATAAAGGTTAGTTTTCTAATAATTTTATTTATAATACTCATATACCCAATGTTTTATATAGTTCAATGTTTAGTATTTCTGCTAGTCTAGAATTAAAGAACTGATTTATTTCTCTTAGCACATCTTCTGACATTGTTTTATAAACATCATCTTCATTATATTTATCAAATAAAGAAGAACCATTTTTTTCTGGGTCGCTAGTTATAATAAATCGATCAGCTGTTGCTTCCACATTCCAAGTGTCATAAAAAGAACCTGTGTCCCTTAGTGTAACTCTGTCTGTAGGCTGCCCTTTTCTCTTTTTGATATCAATAGTCGTTTCTGAGTATTCAGCACCGTCAACACCCTCGCTATACAACTCTTGTTGCAATGTATCCTTTACAAATTGAATTGTTTCTTCTTCACTTGCTATTTTTAGGAATATTTCATCTAGTTGTATCATATTAGGTTTGGTTTAGAGAAAAAAAAAGAGTTAAAGATAATCACCTTCAACTCTCTTTGTTATTATAATTACTATTAAACTTATATTAAAGTCAAAGCAATTACATTAGATTCAAATCCACTTAAATTAGTTTTGATAGTAATACTATCAGTTGTGTTTACATCTCCAGCAGTTAAAACGAAATCAATTCCACCTGTTACAGCATTAGCAGTCGCAGAAACGATTGTAATAGGTGCAGTAAGTGTTACGTTATATGCCTCAAAGTTAGCAGCCTCAGCACCAAAAGCGATACCAGATTGGTTTGTAGAATTTCCTAATAAAGCAACTCCATTAACAGTTGTAGTTGTTGTAGAAACAAAGCTTGACAATTCAACAGAAACTAATCCGTTTAAATCCAATAACTCAGCATCATCTTCAGAAACTCTAAATTTAATATCAGCATCAGTGTTAGAACTTCCTAATGTGTATGTAATTTGATTTCTTCCAACAGAACCAAAGCTCTTAGGGATATACTTTACCTTTACAGAACCTCTTTGAATCAAGAATGGATCTAAATTATCTCCATTTGATTGACCAATGATATCTCCATACTCATCTACATAATATACTCCAACTAAAGGACAAGTTAATGACTTTAAGAAAGCAGTATAAGCAGGAGATTTAGAATAATCATTTACAAATTCTCCAGTGAAAACTCTTTTACCTGACTCAATGTTGAAATCAACACCTTCAATTGTCTCAACGACATCATCACCTCTCTCATCAACAATGTTGAAGATTTCATCAGTTGGATACCATTTCTTAGAAGCATCAGATTCATTTACTTTAGCTTCATAAAAAGCCTTGTCTAAAACATCTGTATTAGAAATTGAATTTTTAGCTCCCGTAGAATCATAATACGGTACAAAAATTAACTTTTTTACTCTTCCGAACCCAGAAGAACAAGCTGGTATCCCAGAGTTCAAGATACCATCATCGCATTTACATTTATCCATAATCTTATTTTACTTTTTTTTTATTTACTTAATTTATTTATCAACATTTACAATTTATTCTCTTAATTGGTATATTCATTATCAGTTCAACTCCACTTAAAAACCTATCAAATTGAAGTTTCTTATTGTTCGTTTTACCTATTTTATCTCTATTTATGGTCTTGTAACCAGTTTTTAATATGTATTCATCCTCAATTGCCTTGTTTTTTTTAAGCCCTTTGATGAAAAAGTCAACCAAGTTATTCATTGGGTTGATTGCGTTTTCGTAAAACTCTGGTGTAAGCCAATTTTCTTCGTCATAATCAACAACAAAAAAAAGCCTTGCGTTATTTACTATGTATTCAATAACATTATCCTGTGGCATCTTTCTGCTTTCAAACATTTCGTAGAAATAAATGATTGGCATATCTATACAGTCTTGACTAATAACTATATTTGAAGATTCTACTGTTCCATGGACAAATGTTGGCTTGTTAAGTGTAATGTCTGTCAATGAAGGGTCTATATAGGCTTGTTGAATACCTTGCACTACAATTGAACTGTTGTCTTCTGCTACACTAATAACTTTGTAGTCAAGTCCGTTTATTTTTACAACCAAACAAGGTCTTATCCATAATAAATTCTCACAAGCAGGTATAATCAACTTATTTTGGGTTGGGTTAATCCCAATAACAGAAGAAAACTTAACAATGTATACACCATTGTCAACAACTTCTTTTAATATGTTTATTATATTGTTCATATTTTGTTATTTGTTTAAACCCTTTCTTAATATATATATCCTACTTTTAAAACAATTCAAATAAAAATTTGATTTATTATAGACTTGCCAAAGTTCCTGGTGGATAGTTATCGTTAATATAAGAAGCAATATCGTTTAAGTACTCATCCTTAACTTCTTGTGTGTAAATTAAATCAATTGTTGTCAACACAATTTCTCTATAAGCTGTAACCCAATCTCCAGTTAAAATAGAGGCTTTTACTTCTCTAGTTTTTAAATGAACTGCAAATGCATCAGCAGAAGAAATAACTCCTGTCATTATTTTATAAACTTCTTCAGCCCTTTTGTTTTCGTAGTATTCAAAACCACCAACTTCTTTTTCTGAATATCCATTTCTAACTAGTAGTATAGAATATTTAGATTCAGAAAGCCCACTCACCAAAGATGAATAATAAGACTCTATTTCTGTTTTTTGCGACTCTGTTATATCACCAACTACTTCTACCTTTCCATCATATTTAATAATAGAGTTTATTTTATCTCCATATATTTTTTTTAAATGGTAGTTGAATTGTTCTTGATTTACACTTTCTACTATATCTATTTCAAATTTCATAATCCATTAATCTAATTTTTGAACAATTGTTGCTTTTGTATTCTCTACAAGTCTTAGGTCTGTTCTCATAAACTGAACAAAGATTTGTTTTTCTGTCTAAGAAGTTGCAATAACCGTCATCACCTCTTTTCATATAGGCATAATTGTCTTTAAACTGTTCTTCAAGTCTTTCTTCTAAAATCCCTATGAACTCAGGGCTTTCTTTAAAGAATTCATCAATCTCCTTGACGAACTCTTTCTTAACTTCTTTATTTAAATCTTCGTATTCTTTCTTGCTAATTGAAATAGCTAGTTTACAACAACCAGAATTCATGCATTTTAGACAATCTACTTCCATTAATTTGCGTTTACAGTATATCCAGTAACCATACGATTAGATAAGTCCATATTGGTCCCATCTGTATTTAACTGAGTATTTATAACATCACCAACCAACAAGCCCAATGCTTTGAATTTTTTTTGTAAGGTCTGATTACTATTTTTTTGCATTCGATCACTTAAAACTTGGTCAGTATATGTAAATGGAACTCCAGCTGTTAAAGCTACTGTTGTGCCATCTCTTAAAGTAATTGTTCTAGAAGAAATAGGTGTTATAGAAATAGCTATTTCTGCTTCTCTATTTCCATCTGCATTTATATTTATACTTGATGTTATTGTGTAATTCCCATCTCTATCAATAGTTACAGCCATACCTGGAACAGTTGTCAATACATTACTGTTGAAGTTTGCCAATGCGTTAGAGGCGTATGAATTAACTTCTGTATAACTTTGCCCAGCTGCAGCCAAAGGAATGTCACCAATGCCCTCTAAACTAGTTCCTCCAACTGTTTTTAATGGCCTCTTAGATTGAATTGTTAAAGTTGTTTCATCTCCTGTGTTTGTTCCACTCTGATTTGAAAGGTTTGTCTTCTCTGTGTCAGTAAAAGCGTTTGTGTCAGCATTACTTTCATAAGCAATTTTAATTTCTGAATCAGTTTGATCAGCAGTAGCTCCATCTTCAACATTAAGTATAGCTCTTGCTTCACTAGCAGTCAAATCCTCTGGACTACCTGTTCCAGCTGTACTTCTACCTTTAAAAGTTTGAGTTGGTACAGTAGTAAGTTTAGTGTTTGTGATAGCTCCTGGATTAACTATCCAATCTTGACTACTATTCGATACTGTAAGGTCTACTTTGTCACCATCTGTCAATCCAATTTGCAACAAACTCTTAACAAAAGAACCATTAGCCGCAATACTAAGATTGTGAGCAGGAGTTCCTATAGGAATGTTTGAAGTTCTAACATCTTCAACACCATTGCCAGCTGTATTATTACCTTTAAATCCATAAGATGCAATTTGACTAAGCTTATCGTTAGCTACAGCAAAGTCAGCTAAATTTACAGTATTTATAGCTTCTTCTCCAATGTTTAAAGATGTGATAGACCTGTTTTCGTAATCACCTAAAGCTGTTTTATCTTTAGATGCCAATAGACCTAAATTATCTACTTTAGATTTGTCAGTATTAGTATATGCGTTAGTGTCAGCGTTAGACTCGTATTTTGTCTTTATAGAAGCTGGTGTTTCAGCTGTTGATTCACCTTGTTGAAGTACCCACTTAACGTCATCGTTGTCCCAAATGTATTTCTCTACATCAGAACCTACTCCTGCGTCTACATAGGCATAAGATCCAATTGGTGCTGTTGGGTAAGCTGTGTCTAAAGCTGTTTTAGAAACGAATTCACCTACAAACTTTGAACTTTCAAGACTTCCTAATTTTGTTTTTTCAGAATCAGTAAAAGCATTTGTGTCAGCATTTGCTTCATATTTAGTTTTTACAGAAGTATTTGTTTCATCTCCTGTATTTGTTCCAGATTGATTTCCAAGCAATAACTCTTCAGCATCTGTTATATATTTTTTATCTGCTACTTCTGTTACTTGACCTGTGTTGTAGTCACCATTTTCGGCAACAACATCTCCAGTTCTAGTGAAAACAGAACCGACAGCATTGCCAGTGTCCTGTTCTTCTGATATCTTTATTGTTACTCCCATTTTTATTTCTCTGTTAGAATTGTTTTTAATTTACCAACTGTAAGTGTTCCTAAGTCAACTTTAAGTCTTAGATACCTACCAGAAAAGTAGTGGTCTTCAAATGTAACTGAATCATTTTGTGGAATTATAATCCCTGAAGCATTCATTAAATCGTCCCACATTTGATTATCTGACGATTGTTGAATTGTTACTGTGCAATCACCATCTGAATCAAACAAACCTAGTTGTATCTGAAATGTTTTACTGTGATCTACTTCTACAGAATCAGTTTGAACGTTTGCTGTTATTGAAAATGTGCCATCAATATTAACACCACCTTCTTCAAAGTAGTATTGGACGACAGTTCTTGAATTTGAAGTATAAAATACTGACATGTTTATCTTTTTTTTCTTTTATAAATAGCTGGTAAAGTCTTTATCTATACCGTTGTATGTTTCGTATTGGACCACATCTTTATTTTCAACTACATAATATTGAATTACTCTATAGCTTTCAACTGCTATGTTATAAAAATTATAAAGACCAAAAGCAGAATTTTCAACATTATCACTAACCTTTCCACTTACTTTCGCAACATTAACAAGAGTTCTTTTGTTGTAAAAGTCTCTCATGTAATAAAAGAAAACAAATCCCTTTAGCATGTCTATTAATCCATTGTTTTTCATTATTCCGTTGTAGCATCCGAAAGAATTACTTTTAACGTCTTGGCAAATGCTGTCAAACAAAAGTTGATACTCAAGTGTATCCATATTTTTGTTTCCTACATTATAGTCGTTTAAAAAAATTTGTCCCAATTCACAACCTAAAAGTTCTTTTATGATCTGTGGTTCAAATCTTGCAATATAGTTTTCCAAGTCATCATTACACAACCCTTTGCTTTGTGGTATTTTATATAGACCACTATTGAAGTCTTCAGAAGTTATAATCATAGTTTGGTTATTTTATTTAGCAACTTGAACAATTTTTTATTTTTCTTTTTTACTAGAAGAAGGTCCAGTTCTTTTTACAGAATCCAATTTATCTTCTTTTGTTACTGTTGGTTTTTTTACTGTTGGTTTTTTTGCTTTTGAAACCTTTTCTTCTTTTTTAATTTCTTTTTCTTCTTCAACAAACAATTCAACAAAACCATCTTTCAATAATTTTTCTCCATATTTATTGTCAACAGAAACAATTTTTCCAACCTTAATGCCAACAGGGTGATTTTTTATAAATTTAAGTTTCATATTTTCTTTTTTTTTATTTTTAGAAGAAACAGAGATCTATCAAACCTCTGTTTCTTTAAATGTTGTATATAAACTAAGCTTTAATTAAACTTTAATTAAACTTTGTTCAATGCTATTTTAGCAGCAGATACATCACCAACTTTTAAGAATGCATTTTTGTTTGCGTTTTTAACAACTAAACATGCTCTTAATGTTGCGATGATTACACTGATTTGAGAAGTAAATAACTCTCCATGAGAATTAGTTAAATCCAATTCAAGGTCTCTTAAAACATACATTGTAGCTTTAGAGAAATCACCTACGTATAATGTGTTTTCAGTAATTAACTGAGAAGCAATTACAGGAATACCTTTGATAAAGATTCCTCCAGTTGCAGACATTTGAGGTGGAATTAAATAATTACCATTAGCATCTTTTTCACCAGATAAAATAGCAATATCATTTGGGTGCATTAAAATAGCATTTACGCTATATGCATTGTTTTGTCCAGAGTTTTCTACTTGGTTGATAGAAGCTGTGATAACATCATATGTATTAGCCATATAAAATTGATTAGCTAAAGACTCAATTGGAGAACCAGCCCCTACAGAGAATGTTTGAGCGAAAGAATCAATTCCACCAAATTGCAATAATGTACCATCACCTTTTAGTAATTGTTGATCCAATTTCAACATCATATTTGTTTGTAAGAAAACGTCAATTTCAGATTGAATGAAATCATAATCCTCTAAAACATCTTTACATACGTGAAGACTATCACCAATTTTCTTAACATCAGTTTTGTTTTCAATCCAAGTAATATCAGATTCTGGAACTGGAGTACAAGATGCAACATTGTCAGCGTTTCTAGCTACTGTATCTTCATCGATATATGTAATTGAACCACCTGCGTTAGAACCTAAATTTACTTTTCTAAATAAAGAAGATAAAAAAGTTTTTCTTGTTGGGATTCTTCCAACATCAGGCTCACCAAAAGATAAAGTAGAACCAGCAACTGATGCTCCTGTTACAGCTTTAACTTCTAATTTTAATTTAGAACTACCTTTTGTTCTATAATCCTTAACGAATGTATCTACATTCTCTTTTCTTTTGATAATAGTATCAGCAACAGTTACAGTTGAACCTTTAGTTTTTAAACTAGTTAATTCTTTTCCTTGAACTTCTAAAACACCTTTAAGTCCTTCAAGTTCTTTGCTTGACTTTAACATTGCTTCTGAAACCAATTTGTCATTTTCTTTTTTGATTTGCTCATTTGCTAATTTTAACTCAACAAGCTCATCTTCTGTCATTGCTTTTAATACAGCTTGACTCTTTACGATATAATCTTTTAATTCAAACATTTTTTTTGTTTCTTTTTTTTTATTTAATTAAAACCTCTTTATTTATTTATCTCGGTTTTTTTTAAAATAAGTGAAAATTTCTTTTTAATGAATCTTTTTCTTCTTCTGATGCCTCTGACTTGGTTTCAATTTGAGTGTCATCAAACGACTCACGTTGAATAAGTGATACATAAGAGTCTTTTAATTGTTGTAATTCAATTGCAAAAAGCTCATTGTATTTAGTTGATATATTCTTGTCTTGAACGGCCTTAATGAATGTTTCCATTCTAATATTAATTTTGTCCAACACGTTTGTTAAATCCTTTTGTGTTTTTATTTCTGTTAAATTTGGTGTGTTTTCATTTGCCCCAAAAACAACAGCACTTCCTTCCCATAATTTTACTTCTGAAAGTTGGTCATAAACAACACCTTCTGGTGAAGTTTTTCTTAAAATCTTATCAAGCATATAATTAAAACCAACTGAATGTTCTCCAATTATTTTACTTTTATACATCTCTAAGAAATCTTTACCTTCTTGATGTGTTCCCATTTCAGACTTAAATCTCAATCCGTAATCATCTTCAATCAATTCAATTATCTTTCCAATCGGTCTAGTAACATCATGGTATGCTAAATGAGCAATCTTTCTGTTTGAAACAGAACCAGGTCCATGCTCCATAATAGACTTAGCAAAAGCTCCCTTGGTGAAAACTTCACCATCACTATCAATGTTATTAAATGCAGCGAAATATCCCTCTACAATCATATTGTCTTTTGATATAGAAATACTATCATCAGACATTGATTTGTATTTTATTATATTGCTGTCTTTTTTTGTGTTATCTTTTTTATCACTCATCTTCACTGTTGTTTTCTTCATTGTTATTTATTTCAGTGGCTTCTGTAGTCTGAACAATTAAACTACTTGTAACTTTTTCTGCAAAAGTTTCATCAAGACCTAATGTGTAAACAAGAATGTCTTTTCCAGTTTCAGCAGATATACTTCCAGATGTTATCTCTTTTAATATGTTCAACAAAGATTCACTTTTTATTTTGTTTTTCTCTGCCTCTTGTTTTTTATCCTTCTGTAAAACGTCAATTTTGTCCACGTTTAAGCTTAGTAGGTAATTTTTAGAAAGAGATTGATTTATATCATCAATTAAATAAACATTCATCGATTCAATTATCTTATTTATCAATGGAATTAAAAGATCTGTATACAAACTAGCTTTCGCCTCTTTTAAGTTGTTAAATGTCTTATTTGCTGGATCGTTGAATAATTGTGAACTAACTCCATATAAATTACAAAACTTTCTAAGTTTACTGATATCAATTGTTGAAAGGTCAAGTTCTTTTGGTGTCTTTCCAATCTCTGTGTATTCAATACTCCCATTTAATGTAAGTATTTTATTAAAATTGTTTGAACCACCAGACCTTTTCTTAAAGTTATTGTCAACTGTTTCTCTTTCTTCTGATGTTAATGGATATGTTTCGTTTTTTGATGTTATAATCCCACTAGCACCATTATTTTCAATTGAAGAACATTCTGCGTTATGAATAGTGTTTGAGGTCTCTAAGGCCAATCTACCACTCTGCAATGGAGAAACTCCTTTAAGTGATGTGTAAGAAGGGTCAAACATTACAATTTCAATAATCTCACTTGGATTGTACTCAACCCTTTTTGCATTGTAACTGAAATAATAACCTCTAATTGGGTCTATGAAATCATCTTCTGTGTTTTTGAATGGTGTGACATATTGAGTCGGAAGAATAAACATACTTGAAGGTATATTAAATCCAACAGACATATTCTTTAACTGATAAACAGAACCTGTCAATAAGTAATTTGTAATCAACTCATAGAAATAATCATTCTTTGTCTGATGATCATTTGGTTTCATTAATAACTTGTATAGTTTATCTGTTTTTTCAACAACTTCAATTGTCCCATCAGATTTTTCTTCTTGTAAAACCAAATCTAACGTAGAACCAATTTTTGCTATGTAGCTAATGATAGAAAAAATATCTTCATTGCTTAAATAACCATCTTTAATGGCAGCCTCTTCACTTATCTTATCAAAGTTGTAAGGGCTGTATTTCCCAAGCCATTCATAATTGCTTTTAACAGAAGAAACAGGAGTACCAAATGTTGAATTGGACTTAGTTCCACTGGTAGAAGTAAATGTTTGTTTGAATTGACTAAATAAATTTCTGAATCCCATATAATATATATATCTTACTTTTTTTATAATTCAAGGAATGGTTTTATATTTTTGTAATCATTCCTTATTTTATTAATCTCCTCAGTTGTTAATTCTGTTTTTTCCAACCACTCATAACAGATAAAACCTACAATTTGACTTTTACTATAAACAGGTGTGTATAAAACAGATTTAATGTCATGCATTTCAAGTATTGTTTTTAATTGAGATTTCTCCTGAACATCAACGTCTGCAACATATATGAAATCTGAATTGATTATTTCTAAAATTGCTGAATAAAATGGCTGCAAAGAAAAAGATTTGTTGTCTAATAGCATTCTTGAAACCACCTTGTCTCCACAACTTTCAAACAAACGTGTTGTTTTAAGTAAATGTATTCTGTTGAAAGTCACAGTTCCATTATGAAAAAGACTTATTGAAACATAGTCAGCGTTGCAGGCTCTTCTTGAAATAGATAATTCTCTATTTATTTGATTTGACTGCTTAATGGTGCTTTGAATAATGTCACCTTCTTCTTCTTCTTCTTTTGTTTTTGGCTTAATGAAAAACAAAACAAAAGCTATAGCCAACAACAAGAACTCAAAACTATATAGATAGCCCTTATTTCCTTGTCCCAATTCACTTGAGTAATTTGCAACAACATCTTTCAATGAGAAAGTTGTGTCTTTTTCTTTTTCAATCTCTTTTTTTGCTGTTGAAGTCTTATTTGCGTTAGCATCTGTGCTTGTTTCAGCTATCTCTGTTGAATTGATTGTGATAAACAACACCAAACATAATGTAGCGAGTAAAGACCTCTTACCAAGCCTTTTTGACACACTATTTAAGACATTCTTTATGTTTGATGTGCTTTCTGTATTTAAGCCTAGTCTACTTGCTAGGAATTTTGATATTAATATTAATAATGAATCCATAAAGTCTCTTTATCTATATATATCCAACACTCTTCTTATAAATCAGTTTTATTTAATTTCTAAACTAATTTATTTGTTGGTCTGTTTAATTAAATCTGTACTGTAACTTGAACCTTATCAATTACAACCCTTACCTTACTACCCTCCCTTCATTATCTTCCCAAGGAATACACTATATAACTAAACCAAATAAAGAACTAAAAACAACCATAGGGAACAGGAAAGAAAGAAATTAGAAAAAGAAATAGACCAATGCTAAAAAACAAACGGATACATTTTCCCCAAGACTTTCTAAGCTCAATTCAATACCTTATCCTAATATTTATTGTGAATGTTTTTTCCAAAAAGACGAACACCATAATACCTAATGTAGTTGTCAATTTTATTATCCCACAACTCATTAGCCATACTCAACATTAACTTGTCTGCCCACAACCTATTGGCTTTGTCCCCCATCTCTTCACGCATTATATTGTGAACATAAATGTAGTCGTGTAGTATGTATGCCTTCAAACTTGGTGGGTGTGAACTAAATATTCCTTGAAGGAACATTGGAATAGATGCCAAATCCATTTTAAAGCCCTTGGGGACAATAACTTTCACTCCATCTATGTTATACTCAATATCTTTTAAAGTCATCCATATGTAAGAGTTTATGCCAAAGAAGAACCTGATCCTTTCAATCAAGTTCCTTGGCTCTCTCTTTCCATATAATTTCAAATCTACATCAATTAAAACTATATTTTCTTTCATAATTATCTTAAACTGTTGGGATAGGAATTCCCTCTATTGTTATTTTTCCTATCCAATTAGGATTCTGTTAAAACGCCTCCAATTGTGAATCCTTCTGTATTTGTTATTTTTAAACTCATATTTTTTTATTTATATATATATTATTTTCTATAAAGGTGGTATTTGTGCATCTGTTGTTATTTGATCGCCTAAAACTTCAAATCTTGCCACGTTTGAAGTTGTAAAAGCTTTATTGTATAATGTTGTTCCAATAAGTTGAAATTTGCCCAAATCAGCACCTGGATAACCTTGTTCAACAAATATATTTTTGTTTACTACGTCTCTTGTGTAAAAGCTACATCTTTTAAATGTTGTCCTTGTTGTTGATGTTCTTACTAAACTACTACTTATGTATACAACATCATTGGCTCCAATAATATCACATTCCTCAAAAAACAAATATTCACTACTTGAGCTTCCAATTTGCATGGCATAGTTATTAGTGCTTTCTATGTGACATTTTTTGAAAATTCCGTTTAAAACTTGTCCAGGCCCAAATAAAGTAGTACCATTTGAAATCAAAGTACAATTTGTAAATTTATTTATCTTAGTTGGATTAATGTTTGAAGATGGTTGGAAAGCTGTGTTATTACCCTTTATAAAACAAGTATTGAAATTTGCTACACCATTGTACGCTATTCCGTTTGTGCTTTCAATATAACAATTACTTATAAAAGGTCTTTGGTTTAAGTCTGCAACGTCTACAATTAAAGCATAAGCACTATTAACTATTCGACAAAATGATAAATTACAATTTTCTCCAATTCTTAAAAGTCCGTTTATAGTTCCATCAAAAACACTGATATTTTGTGAATTATTTTGGGCAACATCTAATTCTCCGTTTATCGTTCCACCTCCCAAGTAAATAACGCCATCCGTACAACCTCTGAGTTTTACATCTCCATTTATAATAGTCCCATCTAAACGAAGGATAAAATTTGATTTAGAATTTGGTGAAACAATTGTAAATGTTTCGGTAAATGTACCCCCTAAACTTTGAATAATAAAATTACTTG